CCTTGCATCCATGACATCTTCCGCATCCCGCCCCTTGGATTTTCGATGAACCAAAACCTTGGCTTAAGGTCCTTGATTAGTTGTAATACATGCTGATCTACCATATCGCAAAATTTTGCATAGTCACTGACAGGGTCAAGGTTTCCTGTTACAGGATTTTTTCTCCTGTGATGGCTTATAGCAGCAATGCTGAATGTGGAACAGTCCGGACTTGCCCAAATCACATCCGGGCGTCCAAAACGATTCAGAATTTCATCCGTCGTGACTGTTAAGATATCTGCATAAAGATCGATGTTTTCAAAATTCTTATCCCATTCCACAGAAAACACTTGATGCCCTCTGTTTTCAAACGCTTTCCCTATACTCCGCGTTCCAGCAAACAATTCAAGTACTTTCATCCGTTACCTCCTCTATTTCAATTTCTGTTCTTGGGTTTTTGGGGTCATATGCCCCACGCAGCCGCAGCTCGACATGGTCAAAGCTATCATCGGCGATTACTCCCCGGTGTACCAGCCCGTCCATCAGCATCTTGCCGTTGTAGTTATCGGGATCGTGCCTGTGCCGGGTGGGGAAGTAGTAGGTGATGGTCACCACCGCCTTGCCCATTGGTTTGCACTTGGGGCAGTATGCAACAAACAGCTGCAGCCAGCGCTGCTTTTCCGCTCGGTAGTCCCAGGTATTCGCCCGACCAGCGTACTTGTTCAGCGATGGGGGGATTTCGGGAATTGTTATTTTCACGCATTCTCCTCCATCATCCGCTCCGCCAGCGCTATGTCATAGCTGGGCAGCTGCTTTACCTCGTCTATCCCACCAGCAGACTTGTCGCCTTTCAGCGGGTAAACATCCTGCCAGCAGCGCTTAACGCTCTGATCGAGAATAAGTCCCTTGGTGTGGTTGTCCCCCGGTGCCAGCCGTTCCAGCTCATTCAGGATCATCTTTGCGGCCCGATCAGTGAGGGGCTTTTTGATTTTCTTGCGCATCTCACAAAAGCCGTTCCAGTTCTCAATCAAGGATTCCGGGACATCCACACGCCCCCTTGGGGGGGTAGGGGGGGTATTATTCCCGGAGGGAATATTTTCTTTGTCTTTGTCATTGTCTTTGTCTTTGTCTTGGCTTTTCTGGGTTTTTGAAAAACCCGCTGGGTTTTTTAGGTTACCTTGGGTTTTCTTCGGCCTGCCGCCCTTGGAACCGTTTTCCCTGCTTGCTTTGGCTCTTCCTTCGCATTCAGCAGCCATCCGGTCTATTTGCAACTTTGCTACCGGCCATATAAAACGCTCGTTTCCCCGGAAATCGGGGGCTGCGCCCGTCTCTGCATATTTCAGCATAGCCGTGAACAGCCGCCCTCTCTCCGCATCTCCAAGTTCCTCCATGGCATCTGCAAAGTCTGTAAAGACTTTAAGGTACTTCATGGGTTGTCCTCCTGTCGCTTTTTACTGGGAAGCGTAACCCTCAATTAAAAGGGAGGTCGTTCTCGCCATCGACTTCTTCAAATCCGCCCTGCTCGCTCTCTGCGGGCTTTTCCTCGGCCTTGCCAATAGATTTGCTGCCGCCGAACAGAACCTCCTCTGCGATGATTTCTGTGGCTGTGCGCTTATTGCCGTTCTTGTCCTCGTAGGTGCGAACTTCGATGCGCCCCACAATGGTAATGAGGTCGCCCTTGCCGAACCACTGGTTCACGAATTCGGCGGTCTTGCCCCATGCTACGATGGGGATGAAGTCAGTCTTTTCTCTGTCACGGTTGCGGTCTACGGCGATGGTAAAGCCGCATACGCTCTTGCCGTTCTGGGTCTGCTTCAGTTCGGGGGCCTTGGTCAGCCGCCCATTAAGGATCGCTTTGTTCAGCATTCTGTTTCCTCCAAATAGTTTGTGTAGAATTCCTCCCGGAACATCGGGATTGTAAAATCGTAGTTGTCGATACAGGCTTGCTCGCCCAGCCGGTGCAGCCAGTCCATCACCTCGGCGCAGCCGTGTGCGTGTGTCAGGTGGCACGGCGTGTGGCACAGGGAAACCCAAAGCCCCATGCGCTTGCTTTTGTTCCGCATGGCGTTGCCGAAGATTTCATGCCGGTCGAGCTTAACGCCGGAGCGCTGGCACAAAAAGCACTTGGATGTGTCGGCCTGTACGATGCTCGGAGCGTATCCGTTTCGGTCAAGCTCTGCGCCCCATTCGTTTTTCATTTGCCCCATTCCTCCTTTAGCAAGGCAAGCTCTGCCAGTGTTGCGGTGTCTATGCCTTGTTCTTTACAATCCTCTACGACAAGGTCAATCAGCCGGGACATTTGTTTCGTATCATAGCAGCTGGAACCGTAGTAGAGGATTACATTGGTGCAGCCGGGCAACTTACTCGGAAAAGCGTCCGTCAGCCAGCCAAGGCCATGCTTGCACCATGCTGCCTGCATTGTTTCTGCCGCTTCGGATTTGATACAAACTACATCGCTTACGCCGATCTCTCGGATATAGTGCCGGTAAATTTCCTCTCTCGGTTTTCCGAGGACTTCCGATAGTTTCCCAATCAAAAGCCACGCCATGGCATTGGCGTCAAGGGAGCGCCGGTTCCTTTCCTCTACCAGCTCGGCAGCGTATGTCTTGCCAGTTTCCATGCTGTCCATGAAGCCTTGGGCGGCTGCGGCATCTTTGGTATACAGGGTGATGCCGTAGCCGTTCCGGTCTCTTGTCCAGTCGGCAGAATCAAACCGGAGCCTTGTTTTCATTCTTCTCGGCCTCCTTTTCGGCGGCAAAGGCTTTCTTCTGGCAGTTCGGGCACAGCTTGCGGCCGAACCGCTGGACGCTGTAGGCGGCGATCTCGCTTACAGGCCAATACTCCCCGTTGCGCTTGTTGATACCGGTGATCTGCTGCCCGCAGTCGATGCAATACTCGGTAGGCTCCGGGTCTCTTTCTGCGCCCTCCGGTAAGTCCTCGCCAGCGTAGATATACAGGCCAAGGCCATGACGGGCACAGGCTTTTGTAAGGGAACGCTGGATTGCCTTATTGGCATCGAATGAGGTAACATCACTGGCTGGGATTGAGCGGTTGCGGTTATCCATGACCGGCAGATACTCGATGTGCTCAATGCCGTTGACGGTTACGCCAGTCTTAACCCAGCAGGTCTTACCGTCTGTGTGGTAAAACAGGCCGTTAGCATCCTCGTAGATGGTGTAGGTCGCATCCGGGTGCAGCTTCTTGATTTCTCCCCAGGCCCATGCCCAGGAAAGGTATGTAAGGCCATTTTTCTTCTCTGTCTTGTCAGAGCAGTTGATGCTGTTCAATTCTCGAAAGTAGTTCTCCATAGCTCCTCCTTAATATCTGTCTGGTTCTTCATCAAAGTACCTGTCAGCATCCGCATCGCTGGCGTCAAACCGCTTAACACAGTTTTCACAGCCAATGACCATTCCGTCCTTAATGTAAATGGTCTCGTTGATCTCGCAGCCGCACTCCGGGCAGATGTGCGGCTTATCATCGTAGTTATCCACCAAGCTCGGGATGGGCCTATCCGGGATATCGTATGGGTTCATGCTTCCACGACCTCCCCGTTTTTCAACTTGACATTCCTCCCAGAATCTTGTATATTGGTGGTGCTTAATCTACCTTTGCCCTCATCGGCTTTTGCAGAGCCGGTGGGGGCTTTTCTATGCCTGTACTCCTCCTGCTGGCGGCGGATACAGCGCAGAACCCATGCCGTGAAGTTGCAGTAACCCATTTCGATAAGCTGCTGACGGAACTCCGCCATATTCACATAACCCAAAGGAATACGCACAGACAGCTTATAGTTTGCTTCCCGCTTCCTGCCGGGCTTGTCCGCTATCAGCGCTTCCGCTTCGGCAGTACGCCGGATGCCATAATACTCCGGCTTTTTGCACATACTGTCCAGCGGCTTGGTGTAACCGGGGAACTTCTCCCGGATAACTGCTATCCTCTCGTTCTGCTCCATGGCCTTACCTCACCAGCAGCAGGATCGTCACCGCTGCGAAGATGGCTCCCATTCCGAGGGCTACGGCCAAGGCTTCCTGCAGCCACTCCTTTTTACTCATCTTCCTGTACCTCCTTTTGCGGAAGCTCCGGTAGGAATGCCCACCACTGGACTTCGATAGCGCAATCCACATTATCTACGCTGACATTGAACATCTGATGCTTGGTGCTGAATGGCAAGGTAGCGTATCTTCCCGGATTTGTCTGGCACAGGTAATGCCCGTCCTTGCTGGGTACGATCTCATCCGAGTTAAACCACCGGATAAAGGTGTTTGTTGTTGCTTCCATGTTGTTCCTCCTTCTTTTCCACCCCGTTTGGCGGGAAAAACTTCTTGACATCTTTTATTGGAATAAATAATGCATCGCAGACCTTATAGACTTCCTCCAATGTCCACGGGGTCTTGCATATCATTCTGTCGCTGATCTGCTGGCGGCTCATACCGGTGCGCTTCCCAAGGCTTGTCTGGTCGTGGCCAAGTTCCAGCATCAGCGCTCGCAGCCTGCGGTAGGTATCAACTTTCCTTGACATTGCTATCCCTCCCTTCATGTGGTAAACTATGGTTGAGGTGATTTGATGTTGACCAAAGCTGAAAAACGCACTCTCCGAAAATTCCGCTGCCGTAGCACTATCAAAATGTCGGAGGATAAATTCGGGGAGGTTTCGCCATCCGGATTGTTCTACCCCGTACTAAAGCCCGGCCAGTACTGGTGGGGTGGCGGCGGTTCCGTTAAGGTTCGCCTGACCGATGCCGGTGAACGAGCGCTGGAAGAATACCGTGTTGCAAAGCGAAAAGCCTTTTGGGGAACCATCGCAGGTATTCTTGCGTCCATCGCAGCGATTACCGCAATTGTCCAATTCATCCAGCAAAGTGCAGCCACACATTGATTGCGGTAATCACAACAGAAACGGAGCAAATTGCTATTAACCACCGGATGAATTTCTCGTCGTCCATTATCCTACCTCCTTTTCCTTGATAAGCTCGTCCAGCGCAGCGTTAAAACGCTGTTCCGCTCCCTTTGGGCTGCGGCGGCCATTTAATATCGCACACACATACGCTTTCCCAACGCCGAGTTTTTCTCCGAGCTGTGCCATTGTGATTCTGTTGTTGTGCATCTTGCCGACCACATCGCCAGTCCATTGTGCAGGCATCTAAACTTTTCTCCTTTCTTTATATTTGTGTTGCAAAAGTTTACACAAAGTGTTATCATGTCCTTGCGAGGGATAATGAAGTATGGCACCTTGAGTGCCCGCTTTGCGTTGCGCTTGTTGCTTATGTTTTCATTATAGTGTAAACATACGCAACAGTCAAGGCAGAAATGTACCTTTTGTTTACTTTCTACTATTTGCACAAAAAGGGTGTGTTGCGTTTGTTCTATATCAACTATGTTGCTCTTTGTAATAAAATTGGGAAGTCCCCGTCTGCTGTCGCCGAAGAAATGGGGTTTATGCGTTCCGTGGTTACGCGGTGGAGCAAAGGGACAATTCCAAGGCAGGCAACATTGCAAAAGGTTGCTGACTACTTCGGCGTAAGCGTGGATTACCTTTTGGGGAAAGAAAAACAGCCCACCGATGGTGAGCTGTCCGGGATCCGGAAAGACCTTATGGATTTCGCAGATACTTTGACAGATGAGAAAATTGAGAAATATCTTCGTCTAATGAAAACTTTAGAATCCGAAGATATTTAACAAGCTGCTCGTCAGACATCCGTTCCACCGCCTTTTTGAATTCCTCCTTTTTCTCCATTGGTGTTCCTCCTCTTTTGTCGATTATTGTCAAATAAAAATCCTTCCAAATTCAGTAGGTATTTGGTACAATTCAATTGTAACAAATTGCATTGCCGATATGTACTGACAAATGTTGCGGTTTCGGCGTAAAAACTGTCATGTTCTTCGGGCAAAAGTGTCCGGTAACAAAAAACAGGAGATGAGTTTGTGAATTCAGACGAAGAAAGGAATTGGGAAAACTTTTTATTGGAGGTAGCCGCAAAACGGCAGGAGCATGGAATGACCCACAAGGATTTGGCCGACAATGCCGGGACGGTTGAGAGGACGATCTCCCGGCTGCTTTCGGAGCCGACAAAGAATCCGAGCCTTTTTCTCGTTGCTTCCATCTGCCAAGCGCTGCACATATCTCTCGACAAGCATTTCGTGAAGGAAGTCTATAACAAAACAGACAGCCAGAACAGCGAAGAAATGATAGAGGTTCTGAAAGAGCAGGTGCGCCAGCGCCGGAAGCTGTCCAAAACACTCTTCGCAGTTATTTTTGTCCTGCTGGCGATGATGATTTTATACCTCGTCCTAATCGATGCAAATAACCTTAACTACGGTTTAATTCGGGATTAAGAACAGATGTTCTTTCCAAATATAATCGTACACCGTAAAGTGTACAATAATCAGTACTGGAGGAGACGACTATGGAGGAAATGGAGAAAACAACACCAGAGATCAAGCCAAAGAAGAAAAAAACGATGGTAACAGCAATAATCCTAATTGTTATCATAATTGCAATCATCGGAGCGCTTGCCGGTGGAGAAAAGGATAAAGACAAACAGGACAATCAGCAAAATCAGCAGCAACAGCAAGAGGAGCAAAACACGGAAGTGGATATGTCCGTAGTCGCTTCGGCCATAAAAACTGTGCTTGATAAAAATGCGGAGGGCACAGGGATTGAGTACTCTTTAGAATACGATGACACCGGTCTTGTTATAGCAGCAAAAGCGTCAGGAGTAGCTGCAGAAGTGGCGCAAGCAAAAGCGGACGGATACGACGATACATACGAGCCATGGGTAACAATGCGTGAAAGCATGGTTAAACTGTGCAATTCGATATCTGATGCTGTTGATACGCTTGGCGCAAAGGATAAATATGTAACAGTCACAGTGGTCAACGATGCCAATGAGGACAACACCCTCTTGACGATTATGAACGGCGTGGTTGTATACGATGTAATGGCAGAAAAATAAAAAAACACCGCCCCCGGAAACGAGGGCGGTTAATTGCAGGAGGATAACATGAAAGAGAGAACAAATACTGCAAAATGGTTGGAAAAGCAAGGTCGCTGGCAAATAGCCGTGCAAAAGGACGGCGTGAGAAAAACATTTACCAGCAGCAGGCCCGGACGGGAAGGGCAGCGGGAAGCAAATCGCAAGGCTGATGAATGGTTGTCATCTGGCATCAGTGGAACCAAGCTGCGCCTGTCAGAGCTGCACGAAAGCTATATGGAGCAGCTGAAAACGCATACAACAATAAGTAACTGGCGTCCAGTCGACGCACGGTGGCGGAAGTGGATAGACCCGCAGATCGGGCACATGAAAGCATCTGCACTTTCAGACGCCGTGCTGCAGCGCGTGGTTGACCATGCGTATCAAGAGGGGCAGCTATCCAAAAAGACCCTCAACAACATAAAAGCAGATCTTACCTCTTTCTGCAAATATCTCCGCAAAGCGAAAGTGAGCAATTACACTCCGGAGGATATAGCTATCCCCAAAAGCGCGAGGGCAAGCAGGAAGAACATCTTGCAGCCGGAGCATGTCATTAAACTTTTTGCCGAAGATACGACAACGCTTTATAATAAGCGCATAGTCGACCCGTTGGTGAATGCTTACCGCCTTGAAGTCCTTACCGGTCTGCGCCCCGGAGAGCTGCGCGGCTTGATGCGCAATGATATTGATTTAGAAACGGGGAAAATCATCGTCAGACGCTCCATAAACGAATACGACGAAATCACTACAGGCAAAAACGAAAACGCTGTACGCGCCGTTTTCGTCGGCGAGATGGGCAAGGAGGTTTTGAAGAACCAGCTCGCCCAATCAAACGGGCTGTATCTCTTTGATGTAAAGAGGGGAGAGCACTACCGCAGAAGCTGGAAAAGGTATTGTGAAGCAAATGATATCCCACAGACAACGCCTTATGAGCTGCGGCACACATTTGTCTCAATGGCACAAGCGCTGCCGGAGGGTTGGGTAAAGCAGCTGGTCGGGCATTCCAAGAGCATGGATACATTCGGGGTTTACGGGCACGCTGTTGCCGGAATGGAAAAGCAGATAACAAGCGCTCTTGATGATGTTTTCGGCGGTATTTTGGCTACGCAGGAATAAAAGTGAGTTATTTTGTGAGTTACAAGGAAAAAGAAAAAGCCCAGTTTTCGCTTGAAACTGGGCTTTTCTTGTGGCGGAGATGGAGGGATTTGAACCCACACGCAAAATTATGTTATTGCCGTAAAGTGTAGGAATCAAGCGGTTTTTCCGACTTTCATTCCGCTGAAAAAAGCATGAAAAACTCACTTTCGGAACAAAAGTGAGTTGCAAAGTGAGTTATTTTGCCACCGTATCGTACTGCTCCACAGCGGCTAAAATTCTCCCACGCAGCGCCTGCGCGCTGGCGTGTTCGGTTCTGTATTTTTCTTTGATGTCTTCCAGCTCGGCGACCAGCTTATCATAATCGCTCGGCGCCTGCGCATCGTCATTGAGATACTGCCGCACCAACGCCAAAAATGCGTCCCAATGCGGTCTGATATAGGCAGGGCAATCTTTCCTTGCGTACCAGTCATGGTGCTGATAGACGGCGTTCTCGTCCAACCCATGCCGTTTAAGAATAGCAGCGCAAAGTCTTGCGCCGTTATCTTCGGCAATCCGGTTATACTCGGCACCAGTTCCGTCCATGATGATCTCGATGGCGATGGTAGTGCTGTTGCCGGGACCATAGTTTCCATCGGCAGCGTGCCATCCGACCTCGCCCTCGTCAAGGTTCTGCCATGCTTCGTTCTCGTCCACATAGTAGTGGACACGGACAGACCCCATATTGCAGTTCGGGTAGGTCGCGCGGGTGTACTGCTCCGCCATTGTGGTTCCTTTCGGGATTTTGATCCTACCTGTATTATGGATCGTGACGCCTTTAATCGCAGAAAGCGGACGATTGGCCTTATAGGTCGTTCCCTTTCGGTAGGTGTAACCACCTTCCTTAACATCACGGTTCCAAACCGCAGAATCCGGGATTATCTTCTCACAGATTTTTACGCCGTTATCATAGCGTACATTATCGGGAGAGAGGAAAGCCATTAGGCCTCCCCCTTTCCTTCGGCATCCAAAATAGCCGCATCAGTGTGTTTGACCATGCCGGTGGTGGCTGCGTCATATGTACCATTAGCAGCCAAAGCGACAATAACAGCGTTTAGCAGGCACAGCACCACGCCCTGTACCGTCAGAGCAGAGCCGTTAAAGGCTTCGGCTCCGATGAGGATGGCCACAGAGATGATATAAGCAAGCAGCTGGGTGTTGATGTTCTTGAGAGGGGTCTGCTTCAAAAACTGGGTGATGATGGTGACCATCATGACTGCGCCAGCATAGGTGCCAAGGGTCTGCCAAGTTACAAATTCGTTCATTTTATGTCCTCCTTAAAGGAATTTGAGTTCGCCACGAATACAGCGGTCGTGGACACTCTTAATGTTGCGGATCGCTGCATCCGCTTTGGAATTGATGTAGACATCTTCGTGCTCCACACAGTACTCTGTGTAGTTGTCGATATCCTCCAGCACATTGTTGAAGGATTCTTCGCTGTGGTTCACCCCACGGCGCAGCTCGTCCGAAAAGCGCAGGATGCGGATGCGGCACATATCTGTCCGGTAGCGTTCGTCAGAATCAATATGCTGTTGCAGCTTATTGTCCAAGGCTGCCATACCGGAGATAATCTGATCCTGCTTGTCCTGCTTGCGGTCAATACGATGCAGCAGCCAGCTAATGACGGTAGCCAATGCGCCGGAGCCGAGGAGGGCCAGTGCAATTTCCATGGGTTATGCCTCCTCAAAATACTGGCCTATAAGCTCATGCGGCAGGTAATACAGCACGATGGTTCCGGTTTCATTCAAACGCTTGCAGAGGTAGGTTTTGCTATCCTCCGGGTCGAGGTAGTACTTGCCGTACTCGTACTCCATGCCCCTCGATGCCGGGATGGGGTCATCAATCGTTCCGGGAGAACTGACATTGACGACCACCCACAGAGCAGGAACAGCTTGGGGTTCCCAGTCTGCCTGCGATGTGTGGGCCTGCAAGCACTTGTACACCTTGCCATCGTGTCGTCTGCGGTCACCCACCGCATACTTGGTATCAGCTTCCCATGGCAGGAACAGCATGGGGTTCTTTGCTGCATCAGCGTCCGCCATGGTGCCGGTCACGCTGTCAATGCTCGTCCGGATTTCCTGTGCCTGCTCTAAAATGTCATTCCGCATTGGCTGTTTCCTCCTTTTCTTCGGTTTCTACGCCAAGGGTTTGCAAAGCTGCTTTCAGCTGTCCCAGCTCGGCTTCCTGCTTTGCTTTTACTTCTTTGGCTTTTTCTGTGTAATAACCCATTAAGTCACCCCCATAATGTTTAAGGCTTCCTGCATATCCGCAATGGCTGCACCGCCATCCAAATACTCCGCACTCGCGCCCTCAAAGACGGTGTCATCGGGCACTTTGCCGACAATAAAGTTTGCGTCCTCTGGATTGCATGGAACAAAACAGCCATTGGCGGCTTTTTTGACATACAGGATGGTGTCGGAATAGTATTCCTTGCCCTCTGCCTTGATTTTATACATTGTCACACCTCCAGTATCATTGATTTTATTCTGTTCAACTCCTCAATCGAAGCATTGAAAAAATCATAGTTCCATAACCAATAGTCATCGTGTTCGGGTCGTTTGTATTTCAGCAAAGATAAATCATACCAAATCCTATCCCATCGGTCTTGGTACTTTCCGTCTGTGCGGTTATTCAGCAGCTTGATTATTTCTGCTGTTAGTTTCCCACGCTCCAAGCCTTTACCATCATCATTCCTTGCAAAATAGTCATAGGCGTTTTGGCTTTTTATATAGCAAATGGGATTCCCGCGGTGGCTGATTACATTGTTGGTTTCATCAAGCTTTGTGCCATACGGAATGTTTACTTCACCACACAAGGCATTTTGCTTAAAACGGTTAAAACAAATATAGTCCATATGTTATACCTTGAAAGCGGTGGACACGCCCTGCGAAATTGAGGCGTTGTAATAGTTGGCACTGCCGTTGGCGACGACAGTACAGAAACCGTTGGAGTAGCTGGATGCGGGAGAACGCTCCCACCAACGAACATCAGTATCAGTAGCATTATGCCGATACATTACCTTGCTGTTTCCCGCAGAGTAATAGCTGTATTGTTTAAGATAGTTCGGCTCCAGCGTTGAGGCATGGGTTCTTGTCCCGAATACTTCATATTCCGCAAGTAGGAACACATCATCCTTCGTAGCAGTTGGTACTACAGCAGCAATGCCGCTTCCTGTATTATCGGTATAAATAGTGCTGGTCTTAATAACGGTTTGAAGGTCAGACGGGAAAGCTGCTTTAATAAGTGGCATAATGTCATTCCTCATGCCACAAGACGCCCAACCCCCGGCACCTGTTGTCGAACCACTTGCCGAAGAAGCATTCATACAGAACCACACGCTGTTACATTGGTTGTTGTATCGACTATCAACCAAGCATACAGGCGTACCGTTCTTTGTAGCCTTGAAGCCTTGAAATGCTATGCCATTTCCCTCGCGCTCTGAGTTGTGATTAAATCCAATGATAAATACCCAAGCAGAATAGTTGGTAAGAGTGAGACCATCGGAAACTTTGCCATTCATAGTAACTTCCTTGCAGTCGCCAACAGACCAGAAGTTTGCTCCCATATTTGCGTTAGATACCTGTTTGATGGCCGCCCAGCTGTTATCATTCAGATCTTGTCTCACCAATGCAATATCAACTGTGGCAGGGACGATGATTTCCTGTGGTGCAGATACAAGTGCTCCGCTTGTCGCGGAAACCGTCCATTTGCCCTCCTGTGGGATTTTAAGCCGAGCCTGACCGCCGGATGAAACGCCTGTCACTGTCTTACTGCCAAGGGTAGCTGTAACAGTTGCTCCGTCAGCGACATTTGCCACAAGTTCAAGGCCACCGCCACCCAGCGTAATGGGATTTCCTAAAATACTCATATTCACCCTTTCCGGGGTGAGTATTTAGTTCACCCCTAAGATATTTAGTGCGTTCTGCATATCTGCTACATAGCTTTCACCAGAGAGGGATTTCCATTTGAGTTCTTTGCTATCGTACAGGTATGCATTGGTTAATTGTGCTATGTTGTTGCTGTCCCCAAGGTAGGCATTGATAACCTTAACCTTAAAGTCGGTATCTTTGGATTTAAGAGCTGTCCACAGTCCATCGTAGCCGTAGTCCTCTTGGAGGAACAAGTGGTTGCTGGTGAGGGGCGAAGAAGCAGTAAAACTTCTTACGGCGTTTGTTACAGGAGCAAGCTGATAAGAAGGACATCCGCCAAGAATATATATCTTGCTCCCAACAATACCATAAGCAACGCCAAATGCATAATTGTTAAAATTGTCTGATAACTGTTCGTATGTTTTTGTAACAGTGTCTATTTTTAACGATGGTGCAATAACCGAAGCTGTTGGAGTACCTCCAAGCACATAAATGTGGCGACCGTCAAAACACGCAACGGCTGGAGAGTAGTAATTACCAGGAAGCTGCAAAAATTCTTCTGCCGTTTTTGATTGAATGTTGACCTTGTAAACCTTTGAGTTTGTATTGACGGTTTGTGAATTACATCCAATAATGTAAAGGTCATCACCTACAAATATGGCAGATGAATATCGAGCTATTACCGGTAAACTATTTATGATTGTTGTAATCGTATCCGTTGCTATATCAAACGAGAAAAGAGTTCCAACCGACAAAGATGAACCATTATAGCCACCGCCAAAATATATTTTACCGTCTTTATGGGTGCAAAACATCCCCACGCTTCGAGAATATGCTGATGACACTGTTTTGTCAATATTACCAGTTTTTGCGTCTATCTTAGTAATTCCATATAACAAGGTACCATCTCTTTGTACGCCACCAAAAACATATATTTTGTCACCAACTGATACAGAACAAGCGGCACGCCTCCCAGCATAAGCTTGCGATAAACTGGTTTCACCGGTTGTTTTTGTTTGGTAGTCGTACCATCTTAACTTGCCAATTGTTTCAACAGTTAGACCACCATAGTAACCGAAAGCCTGATATATCTTTGTGCCAACCACATTATTCTGCTGTGCTTCGGCAGCAAGGTTATCACCAAATGCTCCTTGCTCAGTTGCGAAAATTTCACCTCCAAAAGCTAATGCAGGACTGCACTCAACAGCACTCGGCTTTGTTGCCAATGGTACCCAGAGCTTGGTTGTATCAGAGGGAGGGGTACTGCCGTAGTCAATGTTGAGTTTTACCCCCCCCCGTTGGTAATAATTGGGTTACCATAAATTACGCTCATTATATTGTCCTCCTTAATAAGTCATAATCTTTGTGATTTGTAGGCTCATCGCCGCAGGAGCCGCACCAGCTGCGTATATCTTTACCGTTCCGTTTTCATTTGCCGCCACCATCGAGGTAACACCAGCATCTGCGAGTGCTGCCAGCTGGTCAATAGTTGGATTGAGGTTGACTTGGAGACCGGCGGCTTGGCCCGTAAGTATCGTTTGATAATACGGGCCGCTGCCGCTCCATGAAGAACTTAAAGAAACGGTTTGCGTGGTGATTTTCTGCTGGTAGTCGGCGGTCCCTGTCGCCCTTGTGCCGTCTGCCTTGTAAAAGACCTCACCGGCCACAACAGCGCTTTCCTCGGCGGTCGTATCGGAAATATCAATGAGGGTGTTTCCGTAGAACTCCACCTTGTTTACCGCCATTCAAATCACGCTCCAATCGTTACTGTCTGACCTCCTGCGGGGTTATCGGCATAAGCAATCGGCACTCCGTTTACGACTACCTCAGAAAGGAAGTCATAGCCATCATCGGGGAGGACGCTAAACTGTGCTTTGGCCGGGGTTACGGTCTTTTTCTGGCCCTTGGTCAACTCACCGGCGTAATCACCGGTTACGCCAAGGATGGACACACCGGATTTAATGTTACCGGCAATGATTTTTGCGGCTTCGGTGCTGTCGATGGTAGCAGTGCCGGAGCCATCGTGATAACCGGCAGGGATTGCTACCGGGGATTTGTCAACGATGGAGAGGGAAACGGCGCCCTTGTTCGGCATAGAGCCGGTTACTTTAGCGCCGTCCACATAGGCGGTTTTGCCATTAAGGATTTCCGCAGCGGTAGCGGTTGCATCGGAAGTATCGGCATCATACGGACAGGTGCCGGTAATGGGAGCGCCGGTCTTGTCGTGCGCTGTCTTGCCTTTGAGCAAGCTTGCAGCATCCACCGTGTCGCTGGTCAAATCCATGAGGGTTTCGCCGTAAAAGATTATTTTGGAATTGTACTTAGTGTCAGCCATTTTCAGCCTCCTATAGTTACTGTTTGTCCCCCAGAGGGGTTTTCTACGATTTGTTTTGGCACCGCCATAAAGGTCATGTTATCTTTCAACATTTTTTCCTTTGTCAACAGCAGTTGGTCGGTAACAGAAGGGGTAACCGTGTACTCGCCCTTATAGACTTCCGCCGCTACGCCAACCACGCTGCCGAATGTAATTGCAAAAGTAGATGTCGGAGATGCAAAAGCGGTTTGAAACTGGTTTTCAGAGGATTGGAATGTAGTCTGAAAAATCATTTTGTATCACCACCCGCGATATCATCCAAAAGGCCATCTTTAAGGACATCTGCTACAGATACATTGAGGATATTGGAGTTAAGCCGCGCATTGCCAATACCAACCCGCAGCTGTATTTGCACCTGCGGGTTTGGTTTGAAAAGTGAAGTTTCTTCCTCTGTAAGAGTACAGGAAACGGTTTTATCTCCCAGCGTGCAATCCTCAAGGTCTTTTACAAGTACGACATTGCCGCCCTGCTTGTAGATAACGGCCATCATTGAGATGGTGCCGGTATCAAACGGGACAGTAAAAATGTGGGTTGGGGTTGTGTATCTTCCGACGAGGCTCACCCTTTCACCACCTCCGAAATCGCTACCTGTAAGGTAATATCCGCGGTCGGCTTGTCGCCCAAGGCATAGGCCGTAATAGTGCCGTTGTCGTTCGCTACATAGATAGCGCCGGTTCCGCTATCAACCATGGTGTTGTAGGCGGCGGTGTCGATTTGGATATCCACCTTGCTATTGGCAGTAGTCCCAAGGCCGGTTACCGTCTGGCTGTAGGGACTTTCGGAGCCGAGCCAAGATGCCGCAGGAAGCGAAAGCTGCTTAATAACAACCGCCCGGTTTATCTTGTACTCCATCTTTCCGATGGCCTGCGTTACCGTGTCTGTTGCGGTTACATTCTGCCGGGAGGTTGCCTGCTTGTAGCCGGGGATTTTGATTTGGCTGCCGGTGTAATCGCCGGTTTGCGGTGTCACCGCTCCGGTGCGGCCGTTAAAGCTCGCAACAGTACCGGGGCTGATGGTGTGCGCTACATACTGCAAATCGGAGATCATTGTGGGCTGGGCTGTGTAAGTGGCTATCGGCAGCTGGTACACAGTACCGCTTGCATTGATATCCTCCTGCACCAGCGCCGGAAGCGGGTCTTGCGCCTGTGTCACAAAAGAAATCGGTGCTTCGGTGTTTGCCATGTCAATTTGGATAAGCAATCGACCGGGGACGGAGCCGCTGGTCGGGAGCGTCGCATTGATCGTTTGGGCTTCCACAACAAAGTTTCGGCCGAGGATTATGCCACGGCCATCGGAAACATTGATGATGTTCCCGCCCTGTGTAGTTACCTCAACGCCGGTAAAGATGCCGCTGTCGTTGATAATGTGGTTGTACAGATACGCATCATCCGTCGGTGTGACGATAGATGCGTTATACTGGAGCAGCGTTATCATGCGTTTGCCCTCCTTTCAAGGATCAAAATTTTGGTAAGGTCGGCACGGACAACGCCAAATGTCATTTTTGTGATATCCTGTGACCGGGTATAGCCGGTAAGGATGGATTTGTAACTGCTGTCTCCGTCAATTACAAGCACCTCTGTACCAATGGCCATAGAGGTATCAAGCACGCCGCAGTCGTTGCGGGCCGTCAGCTCAATCATGTTGTCATACTGCTGCGGAGTGAGTGCTTCGTATGCCTTTTGATAAGCTGCGGTATCAAAGTCCACATCGGTCTCCAAAAACTGCGCTGCGAAGAATACCGGCGTAATCCGGTCGGAATTGTTGGTGTCAACCTTTCCGTTTGGGTGCAGATAATAGGTAACATTCTGCGTTTCATCCGCTTTGTTGTAGATGGTCACCTTGTTCAGCTGACCGGAGCTGTCGCCAATGATAATATTTTTATCCACAATGGCTTGTAGGCTTGCTTCGATGACAGCGCTTTCACTTACCTTTCCAACCGTAACGGTAATAGCCTTATTCTGCGGGTCAAAGGCCATGTTTATGGCTATGCCGTAAGCTGTCAAGGATTTGGTAATGATCTCGTAAAAGCTGTGGATGTTATCCTTGAGGTTCAGCGCTCCGGTGGTCTCGGAGGTCGTTTCCACCGTCATGCCGGTGATGTTTTGTAATGCATCATGGGAGGAAATGAAATTGTCCGTTATGATACCGGCGATAAACTGCTCTATTTTGGAGGATGTGGTGCGGTCAAAATGCACATCAACATCAAACAGCGCCATCAATGGCTGTGCAGAGATGGTCACGCCTGTTTTGTCGGTTTCGACATCATCCACGATCCCCTGATAGGCTACAACGCCGTTTTGGTCGGTCACGCTGATAAAATCGCCTTTCTTTGCATCGATTTTAACCGCCCGGAGAGTAGTTTTTTCTACGGTCAGGTAGTCAAACTGTATCTCCGGGCTTTCAATCGGAGCAAAACTTCGGAATGTGAAATCCCTTGCGAATACTTCGCACTTAAACAGAGTATGCAAGTTTCTCCACCTCCACATATGCTACGATATCCGATGTGCCGTCGTGCGAAAATGTCAAAGTGCTTTCCCCCGGCGGAGCGTAAATAAACCGGCCGGTTGAAAAGTCGCTGGACTGGTACAGGTTTTGGATGTATGTCCCGTCCAGCGCATACTCGGCAATCTCCATTGTTGCAGGGTCAGCATCAACAACGAGTTTGTGGCCGTCAGGGATTGTTGCGGTTACTTTTCCGACCGCTACACGGGTACCGGCCTTGATAAGCGCCCAAGCAGGATTGACGACCGGGCCGAAGATTTGCAGCTTGCACGGAGATGCCAAATCCCCGTTTCTTATTTTTGCAGTTCCTGTTGCTGTCTCTGCGTAATAATAAGGATAAGTATAGCTGTACCTTTTAATCCCTTGGTCTGGCGCTTGGCTTTGCGTTACCTTAACAGCTTCATGCCAAGTCCCGAAGCAGAGGAATGTAATCGGTACTGCCAAATAGCCGGATTTCAGCTCCGACTTATCCGCAGACTGCACTTCGCACTTGATTTTGTACCATGTGTCCAGCGGGGAATACATCAGGTAAAGCGGGCCTTTTGTCACGAACGAAATAAACGCCTGATACCGGGAATAGTCGAAGAATATCATTTCGCCTGTCACGGCATACTGGTTAAGGAATTCATCCGATACCAGCCATGCGCTTCCGGCTTGGATGGTAGAGTAGGTTTTGCCAAATCCTAATCCACCCGGCGCATTGAAGTACGCCGTTTTGTCCATCAAATCCCATTCGGCGCCGACACCGTTCTTGAGCTTAAATTTTCTCATCAGTAAGCCCTCCCAAGCGCACGGTTGACCGCCTGTACCAAGTTCCTTGCGGCAGCTTCACCGGCTGCGTTATCGTAGCCGTTAAATGTGTTGTTCATTTCGATGGTGATGCCGCCACGGTCGTTTCCGTTCAGTGGCATAACATGGGCACGGCCACCGGCCATGGTAAGCAGCTCCGGCCCGGCTTCGCCGACGATGGCGCTGCCGGAGGA